CAGGTCAATACGACTGGACAGAACAGATAGAGATATCTAAATATTTTAAAACGTTGGCACAGGAGTATGATACTACTACTGTTACAGCAATTCAAACTAAAGCAGATGGTTCTGCTAAATTTTCAACGAATGTCGACAATGCTGTAGATGCTTTCTATAGTATAGACCATTTTGATCAATCAGATTGTATGAAGTTTTCCTGTAAGAAAAGAAGAAATGCAAAAGTTGCAGGCTTTACCTCAGAGATGGATTGGAACACACTAAAGGTTGGACCTCATACTGCGCTAGACCCAGACGAGAAAGCTGAAATGAAAGAAACTATGGGAACAGCAGAAAAGGTAGACGACATGCCATGGTAAACTATATAGGAATAGCAGGTACTATGGGCGCAGGAAAAACAACTTTAGCCAGACAATTAGGCGATGCTTTAGACATAGCTTATATAAAAGAGCCTATCTCCCCATACCTAGCAGACTTCTATAAAGATAATGCTAGGTGGGCTTTTCATATGCAAGTGTATATGATGACAGCAAGAGCAAAGGGATGTTTAATTCTTAGTAGATTCGGGGGAATACAAGACCGAACAATCTTTGAAGATAAAATATTTCAGAATATGCTCACTGCTAGAGGAGACTTAAGTTATAAAGATTGGAATGTTTGTGATATGCTGTACAAGGCACTACATAAACCAAAACCTAGAGTAATATTATATTTAAAAGTAAGTCCTGAAACTTCGATACAAAGACAAAAAGAAAGAGCGAGAGAAAAAGAAGTAGGAATTACAGATAACTACTTAACTGATTTATGTAATAGATATGATGAATGGGCAGAAGAATATACTGGAAACATAATTACATTGGATTGGAATAATCCTTGTGATGTAGAAGAAGTTATAGAAAGACTATGATAATTCCAGGCAATAGATGTTTTATACACATTCCAAAGTGCGGAGGAACATCTGTCACTCAGGGGTTAAAGCATCAATACAAAATCAATGCTGTACTCAGACATTCTAATCATCCTTTTATAATTCATCATAAAAAAGAGGGAAAGGATATAACAGACTGGCACTTCACATATGATGAAGCATATGTACAGTTTCCAGATTATAAATATATTACAATGATTAGACATCCTATTGATAGATGGGTTAGTATATATAAACATTTTCTAATGTTAGGAATGATTGAAACAGACTTAGAAGATTGGACAATAAAAGCATTATCAACTTTACCTAGTCTTAACTTTTTTGATAATGATAAGTTTGAATATGAAAACTCTTTTAAGAAGTTTGCTAACTTTTTCAAACCACAATGGATGTATTATAGAGAACCTGAAGTCAGAGTACTTAGATTAGAAGATGATAGTATATGGGTAGCACTAGATGTAATGCCCCAACATCTTAGAAAAGGAGTAGACATTCCAGAGTTTGATAGAGATAAAATAGGAAGTTTAATATATACTTTCTATAAAAAGGATTTTACAAGATGGCATCAATTCGACAGATAGATAATATAATACCATATCCAATAGAATTTGATGAAGCAGACTGGGATAATCCTACAGGAGTACAAAGGAAAACAGAACTAACAATATTTGAAGATTGTGACACTATTCCTGTAATGTGGCAATATGCAAAAGGCAGACCACATATGCCAGCAACAAGAACAGAATTTTATGATAAGTACTATGACCAATACTGGTTTGACATATTATATCGCAAGTTGTATGAACACTATGGATATGGAAAGTATATCAGTATATTATTCGCCAGACTTAGACCACAAGGGCAGCTAAAGCCTCATGTTGACGGAGGAATATCTGTAGTACATAATCATGATGTTCATGTTCCTATTACAACAAACCAAGATTGTATGTTTACAGTGGGCAAAGAAACAAGACACTTAGACATAGGAAACATATATGAAGTGGATAATGCCGTTACCCACTCCGTAGTTAATGGAAACACTAGTAGAATACATTTATTAGTTGAATGGCATAATCCTGCTAAAATTAGAGGATATTATGACGAAGTACCTAGTGTGCACGGAGACGGTAAAATTTATAAAATATGGAGAAAACAATGATACTATACACAGAAGATCAATTATTAATAGCTTACACTAGACATATAAGACAAGTAAGTAAACTAGAACATGTACCAATTCCTTCACTAGAAGAATTTAGATTAATCTATGAAGAAGAATGGACACAAAGATACAAGGAGATGAACGATGGCGGATGATAGAGTAAGTAGAGAAACTGCTGAACTAATACCGTTACCACCACATACATGGTATGTAAGAACAATAGGTTGGATGTTAGAGCAAGATAAAGTAAAAGAGAACATAGCAAATGTTCCGCCTAACCAACCTTTAATAGACAGCTTGAGGCAGCATGGGGTCAAATCTCCCATCCTGTGCATGCCCAACTGGTACCCCATTGCCGGCTCTCAACGAATGAGAGCCGCATTGGACCTTCCAGAGATACACAACCAAGAAATAAGAGTCTGCCGCTTCGATCAGGAGTGGTGGCTTTTATATTACCTATGGGGAGACACAGATTTTAGAGACAAGTCAATAGCAGTCTGGTTCCAGATGGCAGAACTAGTTTGGAAGTCTAGATACTACGAACATGAGGTTGACCCAAGTGGTATGGATATGAGAGAGTTCGAACGCATTGGAGATAAACTAAAATGGAAACATAACAAAGATGACGCTAAGTGGAAATAATAAGTCACATAACAAAAATAATCCTTGACACGGGGTTAAAAATTTGATATAATATATATAATTATGACAGCAGAAGAACTTTTACAGGAAAAAGGAATACATTATCAACTTAGTGGTAAAGACGCTAAAGTTAAATGCCTTAACCCAGAACATGACGACACTAATCCAAGCATGAGAGTGGATAGAGTTACTGGCGTATTCAACTGTTTTTCCTGTGGTTTTAAAGGAAATTTGTTTACATACTTTGGAGCACCTTCTAGCCCTTTAGAAGTAAGGCTCCATCGTATTCGTGAAGGAATTACGAAAGTCAAGTCTCAAACAGTAGGTATTCAATTACCTAAGGAGAGAATAAGATGGGCAGGTGGACCGCTAAGAAATATCTCAGAGGAAACTCTACAGATATGGGATGCGTTCACTTGGAACACTCCTAAGTTTGAGGGCAGAATTGTCTTTCCAATCCGTAATATCACAGGAAAAACTGTTGCCTTAATCGGAAGATTAATCAGTGAAGCAGGTATGGGACAATCGAAGTACTATATCTATCCTGGCGGGGCAGAAATGCCCTTTTGTCCTGCCAAGGTAAAACCAATTCAGAACAGAGTTATTCTAGTGGAAGGCATATTCGATGCTCTCAACTTATGGGACAAAGGTCTAAAGAATACTGTTTGCTGTTTTGGAACGCAACAAGTGAATTGGGTAAAGCTATCTTTATTAAAAATGCAGGGAGTACAAGGAGTTGACATCATGTTTGATGGAGACGAAGCAGGAAGCAGAGCTGCAGAAGCTGCCAAAGGTTTAGCTGAGAAGCTAGATATGTCAGCAAGGATAGTAACTTTACCACTAAATACAGATCCTGGTAACTTAAATCGTGACCAGATAGAGAGACTTAAGAAGAAATTATATGGCGAATAACTATAAAAATTGTGCTACTAACAGGTCTACAAATGAATTGTGGACTGAGTATGATTATACTTTTTGTGAAGAACAAGAGTGGGATGTAGAGTTCTGCTCAGATACATTAGGAAGAACGCCAGTATCAATTAGAAAAGCTAAACAGAAATACAATCTGACTTTTCATAAGCCGTCCCTATGGGAGAAAGGTGGAAAGAGATGGCATCCACTAGCTAAGGCAATACTATTTGAGTATAAGAAAAAACACATAGAAGATAAAACTCCTATACTACAAGATGAATGGTTTGAGATACAAAGAAAGTTATATGATGTAGAAGGTTTTTACAGAAACTACAAGCAGTGCGATATGCAAACCGAAGCTAAGAGAATGGTTAATCATCGTCAGACTGAATATTCAAGAGCAGATATACATGAATCTTGGACAGTATTAAAAGAACCTACAGATGCTAAAGATACTATAAAAGTAGTATGCCCTGTAGGACATGAGTTCACTCATCATTTTCATGCGTGGACAGATAAAGACATAGGTTGTTTAGCCTGTGCAAGAAAAGAAGATTCAACATTATACTTTTTAGATTTTGGCGAATTTATAAAGATAGGTATTACTGTCAAGACTCCAGAGAAACGATTTCCTGAGTATGAATTTGATACAATACTAACAATAAACAACATAGGCTGGGGACATGCCCACTATATAGAACAACAAATTATTAAAAACAACAAAGAGTTTGCAACAGAACCTGAATTACTAGTAGGCAATGGCTCAACAGAGTGTTTCACTTCTGCTGCAAAACAATCAATTTTAGAGGAATTAAAACAATGGCAGTAGCAATAATAGAAACAAAGATGTCATCTACCAACTGGGATAGATACTTTGATTTTGAGGTAGACCGATATGCTCTATGCTCAAATTCGAGTATCAAAAAAGTCTTGAAAAAAGATGTGGATATAGAAATCGATACTGATGCGTACGAATGGCTCATTCTTGTAGGTTCAGAAGCTTTCAAAATGTATACAAAAAAGACATCAGTAACAGAGTTCAATGGAAAAGTTTGCGATTCTAAGTTTTTAG